GGCGCAGTCAGGCACCGTTGCATCAACGCGGGCTTGGTTGAGCAGGAAGCGGCGGAGGTAGGTCACCTCAGCCACACCAAGCTGGCCATTGCCTTTGATGATGTTGGTGGTGATGCCGGTGCGGTTGGCGGGGCTGGCCAAATACTCCAGGAGCGGCATAGGCTCCACGTCTTGGCCGGGGAATGAGCCGTCGATCCATGCTTGGTCGATGGCTTGTTGGATGGCAGGACATGCCTGCGTGATGTCTGATGCGTAGCTCATGGCTGCACAGGGTTGTTTGTTATGGGACGCCCCCCAGTGGTATCGGGTGGAGGGCAACAAACCCCGGCAGCCAGTTTCGGTCAGGCCCGACCAACAAGGCACCGTTTTACGCCTGGTGCTGGGCGGTCATCGTCTTATTGTACAGGAGGCATCACCGTCCTGCGTACCGGAGCAGCGCCACCGCCTTGCACAGCTTGTTGCTGCACAGGCGCAGGTACTGCTCCAGCGAATAGGCTTGTGGTTTGGCGGATGGGCTTGCCGTTGTTGGGCGGCCCACCGATGAGCTTCTCTTGCTCTGCGTATGCCTTCACCAGATCATCCAGCCCAAGGAAGTCATGGGCCTTGTTCGGGTTGGGCACGCGCTTCTTGCTCAAGGCATCCACGGCGTAGGGCTTGCCCTCGTCGTCAAAGTCTACAGCGTAGCGGCTGCGCACCTCGGCCTGGAAGCCTTTAATAGCAAGAGGGCTGATGCCCTCGTTGAACTTCAGACCGCTGATGGCACGCTCCCATTGCGCCTCGATACGCGCATCGCGCTCGCGCTGCTTGACCGTGCTCTCCAAGTTGTTGTACTTCTGCTCCCACTCAGTCAGGTTGCCGGTCAAGGCTTCCACCTTCTTGGTGGCTTCCTCATACTTGCGCTGGATCTCTTCTATCTCCTTGCCTCCGGTCTTGCCGCCCTTCTTGGCCTCGTTCAGTTCCTCCTGGAACTTGCCGAGGGTAGCCTTGGCACCGGCCGCAAGCAACTCAATACCCTCGGCAGGCTTCAGCGCGCTGAAGTCCACGTTCAAGCCCAACTCCTTAGCGGCGCTGGATAGCTTGGTGCGCAGCGATCCGTAGGTCTTGCCCAGCGCGGCGTTCACAATGTCATCCTCCAAGTGTGCATTGGAGCGCAGCACATAGGTCTTGCCCACGTGCTCTTTGAACTGATCAAAGGTCTCTATTTCCTCGGGGTTCACTCCAAGGTATTCCAGTGCTTGCTTAGGGTCGATGGGCATCGGCTTGTGTTTTGATGATACGCTTGCGCTTCTTGGCGGGATACTTACTCTCAGCCCCCCAAGGTAAGACAACTGCCTTAACCTCAACAGGGGTCACATCAACAGGCGCGGCAACCACGTGTGCTACGTCAGCAGGCAAGGGCTCATCACCAACAATCTGCTTTAGATTCTCGGGTGTGATGATGCCGTTTCTCTTGTCTTCAGCGCGGGCAAGGCGGTAGCCCATATCCTTCATGGCACCCATGCTCACGGCGTTGTCCACCACGCCGCGCCCCATCCACTTGTTGATCATGCCAGGGCCGATGAACAGCACGTTGCCTCTGCGGTCTCTCAGCATGGTGGCGAAGTTAAACATGGTGCAGTCAATCAACCAAACCCTTCTCGCGCATCCGCGCAAGGTCTTCGGCAGGCACATCCCGCCGTGCCAAGGGCACAAGCACGTGACGGCAGTTTTGGCGACCTCCGTACCAGCCGCCAAGAAAAACGAATATGGTCTGCTCGTTGGTGCCCTCAACCATGCCCGCCCATCCTGGGTTGCCGTTGCCGTCAAGGTCTTCGCCGGCAGCGGCACGCCGCCCCCAGTCGGCGATTTCCTCACGGTGCCACACCTTGCCCTCGCGCTCGGCGCAGAACACGCGGGTGGTCTTAATGGGCCTGCCTTGGTAGCGGAAGAACTCAGCGCCTATCTGGTCGGCCACATTTTGCGTCAGCGTGCGACCAAGGGTGCTTGGTGCGCTGGCCACATCCGCCTCGACCGATTGCAGCACGGCACCAGCCCCCACTTGCTCACCAACGGCACCGGCCACATCGCCAAGGATGGCGTTGGTGGCGATGCCCAGCAGCATGGTATTAGCGATGGGCCTCCACAGCGATGAGGTGTAGGTGTCTGGGTTTACCAAGGCTTCGGCGATGCTGCCCTTGAACGCCCTGCTGAGTTCACGCAGTGGATCCTCGTCCACGTCATAGTCCTCGGCCACCTCATCGAGGATCTCGTCAAAGCCTTCGAGGTACTTGGCCAGCGCCTCCAAGAACTCATCGTCGATCATGGTAGCCTTGGCCTCTGCGATGATGGCCTGCATGGTGGCGATGTTAGCCGCACCGCGCAGGATGCGTCCATTGGCATCGGTGCGCAGTCTTGCTACCAGTGCCGTTAGGCGTGTAGCAACGCGGGCTTGCAGGCCGATGATAGCAGAGAGCATCTCTTCAGCGCGCTGCTGCCCTAACTGCTGACCTGCGATGATGCTCATTGCACCTGCGATAGCTTCTCAACGCTCACCACCTTGACACCGTCGAGCATTTCATCGATGAGCGCCTCTTCCATGAGTGGGTATGCAGCGCGGATCAAAGCACGGCCGGTATCAATACTGATCACGCCAACGCTGATCTGGTTGATGATTTGCACCAGGCTCTGCACCTGCGCGCCATTGAGCGCAGCCTGCTGAACGCTTGTGTCGGATGCTGCGACAGGCGCAGGTGCTACAACAGGTTGTGCTGATGAGCGCCCCTCAATTGCGTTGCGCAAGATGCTCATGGCAGGCGTGGCCGCCGGTGTTGCACCGGATGCCATAGCACGCGCCTTGAAGCGTATGCGCTCGATGCGGTCCCACAGGTCCGCAGCGGCAAACGCTGCATCCGTCTCAATCAGTTCGCGATACAGGTCCAGCGCGGAGTAGTGCAGCAGGATTTCCCACGCCTGCACGCGACCGGCCGCCGCCTCGCTGTTGATTGTGTCGGTGCTCATGCGTGCAAGGCGGTCGGCACGCTGGATGACCTCCATCGCCTCGGTCATGAACGGGTCATTGGTGTAGCGGGCGGCGATCAGGTCGCCCTCCATCTCGTCGATGATGGCAGGCGGTATCCCCGCATCCCTTGCCACTGCGATTTCTGCTACGCGGTCGGCCTCGGTGCGCAGGTCATACTGCGTGGGAAGGCGCATGGTGAACCCATCCCACTCCGACCCGCCGATCTGCTTGCCAATCATGCGGATCCCGAACGCCTCAATGGTGAGCAGTTGGTCGGCGATGGGTTTGACGAAGGCATCCTTGGCGCGGTTGTTCAGCCCCGCTTGCGTAGCGGTCTTAGCATCGCCTCCGGCCATGGGTCCATCGGCGTCAATGTGCAGCACCTGTCGCGCAGCCCGCATGTTGCGCTCTATCTCCTCACGACTGAACCGCACGGTGTCGGTGGATGGTGAGATGTAGGTGAGCGCGTTGGTGGCGTTGATGCCATCAGATGGACCACCATCTGCCATCCCGCTCTTGGGGTTTATGATAAGCTCGTTGAGCGGACCAAGGCGGCGCATCTTGCCCGTGCCCTTGCAACTTGGGCACGTGCGCATGGTCACCACACCATTTGCGTCCACGCCTTTGATCTTGCCCTCAAAGCACGTGCTGCCGCTTGCCTCATCGTAGAAGTCGCACGCGTCGCCCACCATCACAGCCTGTGGGTAGACACACTTGACCTTCGATGCTTGCAGGTACTGCGCATCGGTCAAGGCCACGTCAAGCAACTCCTTGGCCGGAAGGAATGGAGACTCAAAAAAGGGCGCACCATCCTTGACCACCAGCGTGCCGCCAAGGTGTATGCAAGGAGCCTCGCCGATGCCGTGCTCATACACGCGCTCAATGCTGAACTGCCAGTCATTTTTTTTGCCCACCTGCCGGATGGCCCACACGGCCTCATCATCCACAAGCATGCACAGAACGCCAGGAGCGGTGCCACGTCCGAAGGTGACCTCGCTGCTTTTGGTCATTCGCAAGAGGTACCACTTGTCATACTCAAAGCCCCACACCTGCGGGCACGCGGTGTAGATCACGTCAGGCTGGATGTCGCCATCAATGCGCAGCACCTCCGTCCCATCTTCCATGGTGTCGAGGCGCGTGGGCACCTCAGTCGGCACGAATGACAGCACCCCCATGGGATCCACCAACTTGAGCCGCACAAGCACGCGCTGCACGAAGCTGGACAGACTGCCCCACTCCCGGATGCCGCGCTCCACATAGTCGCGTATGGCATTGGTCACGGCATTCTCAGCCTCCCATTCGATGGAGTAGTTGCCGCGATGGATGGCCCTTCCGATGGTGTTCTCGAAGTCCAAAGCCACCGACAAGGTGACCTGCCGGTAGTTGGCCTTGATGTAGGCGAACTCCTCCTCGCTTTGGTTGGGCGCTCTTTGTCGGAATAGGTGGTCAGGATACACGCCACTCTCTACATGGGGCAGGATGCCCATGCGTTGCGTGAACGCCGCGTTGTACCCTGGCCACAGCTCAGGCAGCTTGCCCTTCTTGTCGGGCACCAAGTTGGCGGTGTAGTTGTCCATAGCCTGCCCCTCAAGGTTGGGCTTGATCATGGACCACTGGCGCTGCCAGATAGCAGTGACCTGTTCCTCAGTGAGCGCCATTGCTTATTTGCTCTTCACCCGGCTGGGCGTAGGCGCAGGCGTGCGCGGCTGGATTTGTACGGGCTTGGGGGCGGGCGCCGATGGGCGACGGTTGCCACCGCATGATCTGCAACTCATCTTGGTTGGTTTTTGAAGTTGACCGACTTGTCCGAAAAAATGTAGGCGGCCTTGTGGCCGTAGAAGTGTCGCACCTCCGCATCATAGATCCGAAGGGCGCGTTGGCTCATGGTCTGTGTCTGTCCGGGAATTGACATGAGCACATACTTGTCTTTGATCTCGCCATGTGACACAAGCCCCGACCCATGCCACATGGGCTCACTGTGCCAGCTTGGATCATGGCCCACGCGTGTGCAGGCGTTGCCCCAGAATAGCTCATCGGGCTTGCCTCCACCCCACAGGTGCTTCAGGTCGCGCACGCTCCACCGCTGGTATGATGCGCGTGCAGCCTCTGCGATCGACCACAGCGTGGGGCCGGGGCGCATGAACATCCAACTGGACTGGATGCCATAGAGTGTGGCATCGTCAGCAAAGCCCTCGATGGCAACAGTGGTGCTTGGCTCCGCCCAGTTGTAATACCTGATGCGCTCACCATTTGCTGGGCCTTTGCCCTGCACCGACGTGATGAAGTCGCGCCCGTCTGCGGCAAGCGCCTCAACCAACGGGGTGATGTCACCGATGGCGATGCTATCCACGTCGATGTACAGCGTGGGACCAGTGATCATGTCAGGCAGCATGAGCTTGCAGAGGCCCGGCGATGTATCGCCATTGATCGTGGTGATGGTCACATCATCAAACACCGAAAGGTGTGGACTTAGCTGCTCTGTCACCAGTGCATTGATGCGGCCACCAAAACCATGGTGGCGAAGGGATCGCACCAGGTTCGAGGCAGCGAGGCCGTAGCCTCGCCGCCCGAACGCAAGGAGCGTCACACTGGTATCAGTTGCCGAAGGCATCGATCTCTTGCTCGAAGATCTCCTCCATGTCCTTCGCGCGCCACGTCACGTTGAACTCGTAGAACTGAGCGTCCGAGGACTGCTCAGGGCTTTGACGTCCACCGTTGAACTTGAGGTCACCCTCAATGTAGGTGATCATGTCATCGGCGCAATGCTTGAGCAGCAAGCCACCGATGGGGAAGCCCTTGGCCGCGTTGATGGAGTTGTAGAACTCGTTGCGGTTGCGGTTGACATTGAAGTCCTGCCAAGTGAGTGAGCGGTCGTAGTTGATCGCGGTCTCACCGATGCAGGGGTTGCCGCTGGGTGCGGTCAGCTCGGAAGGTGCGTTGATGGTGATCTGGACGCCGGGGATGAGCTTGGCATCACCGGAGGCAATCAGTGCTTCGATCTTGGCGTTGTCGAGACTGTCGGTATCGTAGGTGTCTACGATGTCGGACCGTTGGACGCCACATTTGAAGATGATCGCTTGGTTGATGCCGCCCTCCTTGCGCGAGAAGCACAAGTCGGACTCACCAAGATCGGCCCAGTTGTCAAAGCACCCACTGGGGGGGCAGTTAGCCATGGGGCAAAAGGTTAGGGTTGTTAGACCCTTGGCGGCTGTGATCCCGTGCCGAGGAATGCCGGGAGTTGTGCGATGACGGGGGCTAAGTTAGTGCGAAACTTTAGTTCGTCACAACGGTCCACCCACGCGATATCAACGCTGCCACCGCTGCCGCACCTGCACCGGATGGAGCCGCTACATTGGCGCCGTCCAAGAGGATGGTGCCGCCGCTTGTGCCAAAGGCGTTGACCTCAACCAGCAACCCGTTTACGGTTGCCTGATCCATGATCACGCCCACGAGGTCAATGTAGTTGATGCTGCTGGTGAAGGTTGGACGGATGAAGCTGCCGAGGCTCGGCGTATTGCGGACCACCAGCCTTGTCAGCGCCATGCCACTAACACCACTGAGATCAATGGTGGTGAAGATGGCTCCGTTGAACTCAATGAGTGTGAAGTCGGTGTTGGGCTGGATCAGCGCCGGGGTGAGGGCGGGTGAGAAGCAGTACCTTCCATCCTCATCGGGCTCTATGCTCACAAAGTCATCGGTATCGCCACCCGTGGTGGGCTGATACACACCACCAGGAGTGAACACCTCCCAGACCGCAGCGAGCGCCGGAGCAAAAAATGTGGTGCTGGTCAGGATGCGCATGTACTCACTGGGGATCCCGCTCGCACCCACCGTCGTGAATGTGATGGCCCCGGAGCACTGAGGCACATTGATCGTCTCAGTGTAGTTACATGCTGGGTCATCCGCATTGGTGATGGTGATGACCACCTGCGTGCCAGGGTTGAGCGGCCCGATTTGTTTAGACTGCGGGGTGCTGAATGCGACATTGCCTTGAGGCGTGCCGTTGATGGACCACAACAACCTGTCAGGCATGAAGCCCACGGTGCTAAGTAGTACCACCTCGATGTTGTACCTCATGGATGTCGGCTGCTTGACCAGCGTTATGGTCGCTGAAGGAGTTGGGCAGATCGGATCGTTGGCCGGGTTGCAGCCCTCTCCCTCTGCCACGCACCGCACGCGCCGCACCAAGCTCTCCTTGGCCCGCAGCGACAACAGCGCCGCCCCGGTCCCCACATCCCCATCGCCATACTGGGGTGTGTAGTTGACGGCATCCACGCTCCATTCCTTCGTGCCGATGTAAACGTGGTCAAACAATGGCAGCAGCGCGATGAATGGTTGCAGCTCGTCACCCACGCGCTCGATCTGTAGCTCCCACACTTCCTGCCGGTCCACGTAGGTGCGGTTGATGCGACCATTGGCCAGCCGCTCCTCCGCCACATCGTACGTCCACTGAGGCCGCACCAGCGATGCACGCAGCCGCACCTCAAAGCGACCCGGGCCAAAGCCCAGAGCGGGCTCATCGTTGCACACGCGCAGCAGCACCGTGCGACGGCAGTCCTCCACGCTTATGCGCTGACTGCAAAACGCCGCGTCACTGCACCCATCACGCAGCTCAAGCGTGAAGTTGCTGCTGAGCACCTGCGACACTGGAATGATAGCCGCCACGCCGTCTGCCGTGTATGTAAAGAGCTGCGGGGCGCTGGTCAAATCCCATGACCCTTGCAGATTGCCGTCGCACAATGCCACCACCTCCCACTCGTCGTTGGCCTCATATAGATCTATCGAGCCAATGCACGCGGCGCCAGTGTCACTGATGACCGTCACACGTAGCGGGTCATTGTTGGCCGCTTGGAAGATGACGCGGAAGGTGCCCGGTGTGTTGAAGTTCTGCTGCCACCCTCCCGCGCTGATGAACACGCCGTCGGACACCACGCTTTGAAGTGTCACCTCCAGCTCATAGTAGACACCTGGCGTTGGCGTCCATGTGCTATCCTCAATATAGGCCCCGCCATTGTTGACCACCGCACACGCGCCACCGCCGGTGAATGCCCACCCGCCATCGGTGATCCAATCTTGCTCAGACAACGGCGCAAGCAACTGCGGCGCGTCAGGGCATCGCTCGACGCCGAATTGAAAGATGAGGTCGTCGCCCTCATCCACCAGCAGCGCGATGGGCCTATCGTCGCAATCTGCGGCCACCTCCGATGGCACGAAGTTGATGGGCTGGTTAGGGATTGGTGTGATGGTGCTCATATCTGATCACGCTTGCAGGTTAAGGTCCACGATGCCTCTCCGCGTTGCAGGTTGTTGTCGGCGCTCAGGATGTGGCCTGTGCGCCAAGCTCCACCATCGGTGGCCACGCGAATGGCTTGTGTTGGGTTGCCCACCAAGTCAGCCCATGTGTCGGCGTCAACGAGCCTGCTAAAGGTGAGCGTCACCACGCGTGCTGCACTTGGGTCTATGTTCGTAAGCGTGCCTCCACCAGCAGCGATGAAGGTGGTCTCAATGGTGGAGCCCACAAGGTCGAAGAACTGAATGACGCCAGTGTTTAGCGGGTCCACGCTGGTGGTGACGAAGGCCCCGTCGATGAGCAGGTAGTCGCCCACCTCCATGACCTGTTGGATGTTTATCTCGTGGAGGTAATTGCCCGCAGGCTGGATCCATGTCGCGGGAATGAGAAATTGCGCGGGCTGAGGTATGAGGCCAAGGGCCTGCGGTGTGCTGTTGAAGATCTGCGTGCCTTGCAGCACGTTGGATGCGTTGAAGCGCCGCACAGTGATGCGGCTTGTGACGTACTTGTTGCCTCCGAATAGACCTATCGCGAATGTGTTGGATGATACGCGGAAGCTGCGCGACACCCTGAGCGCATAGAAGCCCTGCACTGGCGCGGTGAAGCGCAGCAGCGTGGTGTCCCACAAGTTGGAGGGGTCGAAGTTGGGCGGCGTGCTGTCGTCATCAAAGTTGAGCGGCACGTTGGCGGTGATAAGCGACGGCCACGTGCTATCACTAATTATCGCACCGTTACTTGTGGCCGAAGCGCGGAAGTTGTCAACCCCTGGCCCGAAGTACTGCCCCACATTGCTCGGCAGCTGGTACCTATTGAGCACGTTGATGTTGAGCAGCGCTTTGTTGTAGAGCGCTACCGCGCCGAAGTAGTCACCAATAGTAGCTTGGTTAGTGGTGCGGTTGTATTGAATGACAAAGACCAACTCATCATGCTCGGAGCTGGACTGGATGGCAACCTTGTTGATCAGGTTGGTGCATATGCCCCACTTGCTCACCAGGTCAAGCACCGCCTCGGTATTGCACACGCCCTCAAAGCTAAACGCCTCTGTGCTGAAGCCTTGCAGCACGAGGTATGGCAGCGGGTCAGTGGCGCCTCTGTTAGCAATGCCATCCTCGCTACCCACCTCAACAGCAGCCCACGTCTGCTCCTGGTCGATACTCTGGATGAGGTTGTCCTGCCACGGCAGACTGATGGCCACAGTATCTGCGTATATGTCTTCCTCGCGCTCCAGCCGCACTATGGGAGCGCCGTTGACATCGCGTTTGACATAGATCCACAGGTTGTACTTGATGGCTATCTCGCGGAACAGGTCTGACCACTTGTACCGCAGCCGCTCATCCTCCGGAGCGGTGTTGGCTCCGGTGCGGAGCTGGAAGCCCGTGAGGATGGAGAAGCGCTCATCGTCAGGCAGCGCGTTGTACCACGTGCTTTGCAAGGTCACCTCTTGGTCCGACATGAAGCGCACGGCGTGCTGCAAGCATTCGAGGTAGTCGTATGCAGCGCGCGTGTTGGGCAAGTATGTGCCAGCACTATTGAACACCTGCAAGGGGATGGCCGTCACCGGTGTGAGCGGGATACCATTCTTGGTGCGCTCAGCCGTAGGTGATATGGGCACCTTACCGTTGTTGGCGATGCGGGCACCGATGCCATCCTCCACGATACTGCACGCGACCTCGCATCGGTTCAGGTTCCAATCACAGTCGGCGAGGATGATGTTGGCCCTGACGGCAAGCACGCGCACACCGCCGCACATGGTGTAGGCCTCATACTGTACGATAGCGCAACCTGCGCTGCTCACAAATAGCCCGCGCAGCATGTCGTATCCATCCCCCACAAAGGTCACCTCTCCTTGGTACTCCACGGCCAACGTGCGGGCTTGGATATTGCGCTTGAGCACCTGCTTTGCGCCGTCCCATCCGCGTGGGGCGGTGACCTCCTGGCCGTTGATGTAGTGCTGCCAGTTCATGCGCGGTATCGCTTGTTCTGCCCACGGCTTAGGCCGCGTGCAAGGATGGCCAGCAGCTCGGTCTGCTTGCGCTGCTCCAATGTGCTGGACCCTATAGCGCCCACGATGCCGCGATCACTCCACGATGGGGCTGTGTTGGTGACATTCTGTGTGAACTGGCCGTGGGTTGCCATGATGCGCTCAAAGGTGCCGCTGCGCATCGCCTCAAGGTATGGCATGTACTTCAACGTTTTTTGCGCGGGCATGACATACTCGCCCTTGTGCGCTTTGATGACATACCCATCACGCCCGTTGTGGCGCTTGGTGCCACCATCGCGGCCTACGATACCACCTTCGTACATACCACCGCTGATCTTGGACTTCAGCGCGGCGAAGGCGGCGGTAATGATGGCACCAGCGGCAAGACCAAGTGCCACGCCCGCGATACCTTTGGTGCCCACCTCGGCTGCAAGGGCAGAGGCGATGGCTATCTGTGCCTGCTTCTCGGCGGTGTCAAGCGCAATTCTAAGGAGCGCCTTGCTTGCATCCTCCGCACTCTTGATGTTGCCCTCCGCGATGGCCTCAACCACGTTGTTCACGTCTGCCTTGGCTGCCTCGAAGTTGGCGAGGGCTGCCTCATCGCGGGCCTTCTGTTCCTCGGCCGCCCTCTTCTGCTCCTCGGTCTGCACCGCCGCAGCCTCGGCGCGGATCTCGGCAATGCGTTGAGCAAGCCTCTCCTGTATCAATGCGGTGCTCTCTGCCTGCTGTTGCTGGATTTCAGCGAGCGCCGCCGCGTCATCCTTGGCCAACTGCTGCAACTGGTCGTAGAGCGCACCGTTGATTTCAACCAGCTTGGCCGCTTTGATGCGCTCTTGCTCGATGGCTCGATCCACAGCCGATAATTGCGCCAGCTCATTCTCCTGCCTCAGCTCGTCGAGGTTGTCGTTGAGCTTCGTCTCGATGGCAAGGCGTTCCTCAGCGATCTTGGCGGCGGCCTCTGCCCTCTTCTTCTCATCCTCAATGGCCTTGGCAGCGGCCTCCGCGTCAATGCTCGATATGATGGCGCGGGCGCGGCGTCCGGCATCCAAGCGGTCGGCCTCTATTTGGTCCTGCTCTGCCCTCAGCTTGGCAAGCTCAAGCTGACCCTCAAAGCCCGTGTCGCTCTGCTTTTGCTGCAACTGGAGGCGTTGGATTTGCAAGGCGTTCTCTTCCTTAGCAAGGCTGGCCAATTGGTTCTGCGCTTTGATGGCCGCTTCCGCTGCGGCCTTGCGCTGATCGTTGGTCTTGTTCACATCCCGCGCGATGGCAAGCTGCTCACTGATCGTCCTGTTGAGCTTGGCCTCCTCAGTTGCACGCCGTATAGCTAAGCCCTCCAGCTTCTTGTTGATGTCAAAGATGGCCGCCCCATCGGCGGCGGCTTGTTTGATCTCGTTGCCCAGCTCCTGGAACCCGCGCTTAAGCTTGCCCACCGCATCATCCACGCCGGTGAGCACCTGCACGGTGCTCTCGCCAAACTCGGCGGCGCCTTGCTCGATCTTGTCGTAGTCCAACGTGAACACGCCCTGTATGACCTTGCCAAGCGCCTTGAACTGATCCACCAAGCCTTGCAGCCTGTTGATGAGGTTGGTCTTGATCGCCTCGAACAAGTCGGCCACCGCTTTCTTGGGATTGCTGAAGGCGTCCACGATCGCGAAGGACACCTTCTGCGCGATGCCCACCAGGCGATCAAACACGGTGGTAAGCACCAGCGTCACCTTCTGCAACGCATCCGCACCCCGCTGGGTGCCGAAGAAAGCCTTGGCCAGCGCGGCCACCGCAGCCACCACCGTGGTGATGGCGATGCCCACCGGGCCGATGGCCGCAATTATGGTGCGTCCCAGCTTTACCGCCGCACCCCCTACACGTCCGAAGGCACCACCAAGGCCGGTTAACTGGTTGACTGTATTTCCGAGCTCTTTGCCAAGCTCGCCCGCCGCCGCGTTGACTTCTTTCAGGCCCTTGGCGCCAACGTTGGATGCCGCACCAAGCTCCTTGACCTTGGCGGATGCGGATCCTACAGATCCAGACAGCGCCCTATTGGACTTGACCGCCTCATCGGCAGCCTTGTCGTAGCCCTCCATGCCTTTGACCGCCGCGTCAATGCTGGCCTGGAACTGGCCCACTTGCAGCTCTAAGGTGGTGACAATAGTGCTACCTGCCATTGCGCTTGGACGCGGCTATCTGTGCCGAGACGCGCCGAAGGTACGCACAGCACAGGGTTAACAGCTCACTCGCTGGCATCTTGCGGGCAGCGGCATACGCACCAGCATCGCCGCCCACCATTGCGGTGAGCAATGCCTCATCCGCCTCGATCATGGCCCTCACGCGGGACCGCAGACTTTCATAACCGCCTCGTGGCGGCGGCTGTCCCTTGCCCATTGGACCAGCAGCGTCCTCCAATTGCTTTCTGTAGTATATGCTGCCCCGAGCAAAAGCACCTGGATCGGCGTGGTAAAAAAAGGATGGCCCGCTCTCCCCGCAGACCTGAACGTCTCGATCTTATCGGCGTGGATGTGTGGGTCGAGCACGGCGGGATCTTTCTCATCCTCGCGCATGCATGTGGCGGCAGCGAGGGCATAGTAGCACTCCTCCGGCACCAGCTCTGACCGCATCAGAAGCTCCTTGCTCATCGCCACGATGGCTGCCAGTGCCTTGTTGCGGTCGGCCGGTGCCTTGGCTCCTGCGGCGGCCTCGCACTGTGCATTGATGGCAGCGCCGATCTCTTCGATGTTGGCTTTTGGGCGGCCTGCGTCGATCCAGAGCATCACCGTGTCCACCTCTTGCCGCCTGCGGTGTGGCAGGTCTTTGAAATCGGTCCACGCATAGTAGGCGCGGCCCTGCATGTCGGTAAAGGCGTAAGGCGGACGCTCTTCGCGTGGTCGTGCAAGGCGTGCCAGTAGACGTGCTGCGAGGCGTCGGATCATCGGTGTATGAGTTCCTGCAACCCGCAGCCCGCGAGCAGGTAGACCGGCAACGCCCATGGGCTCACATCCGGCATGGCGAGGAGGACGCAAGGGATACCCCACAGGCTGCACATGCAGCGGGGGCAAGTGGCGATGGGCTTGGCGATGGATGCAGGCAGCTTCTCGGCCCACTTACTCAAGCCATGCAGCACCATCCCCTCACCCATGGCCACCCACGCACCAAGCGGCGCGAGAGCAACAATGGCAATGGCAATCAAATGGTCAACCATTGCTCCTCCGGGCTGGTGACATTGCCTTGGTCGTCGACATACTTGCGGGCGTTGACATGGACGGCATCGACCTTTACGGTGCCGATGCTATGCACGCCGGTGTCCTCGTTGCTGACGTATGGCCGGAACAGCACCTCGGAACCGTCCACCTCTACGCTGACGCGATAGTACTGCCCAGGGCTCAGGCTTTCCGGGAAGTCAATGGACAGCAGGCCACCCGCAATGGTCGCAGGGTGGAATGAGGTGCGGCCGGTGGCCAGGTTCTCCACCACCACCAGCGCAGCGGTGATGGCGGCGTCAACCTGGCCGATCCTGAAGATGCCAGCATTGCCGTAGCTATCCTTGCTGCAATAGCTGATGGCACTGCCGACAGTGGTCGTTGTGCATGGTATCATCTGCGCCGTCTGTGTTGGTCGATCCAACCGCGAAGGTAGGTGTTGACAGTGTACCGCCAAGTGTCCAAGGCATCGGCCTGCTGCTCGGCCTTGCTCCGGTCGCTCTTGGTGATCTTGCCCTCGCCATCCACCTCGACCGTCTGCATGTCAGCGATGAGCCGTGTGCAGGTGGTGTCGATGGTAACGTCCCGATGGTTTGCAAGGACATAGTTGCAATCCTCGCGGCTCTTGATGTGCAGCGGGTTTGCGGGCACCGTGAAGGCGGCCTCGGATATGCGCAATTCCTTCCGCAACTCGTTGAACAAGCGAATGGGTCCGCTCATGCCGATGGACCTTGACATGCCGCCACGGTCACCAGTGATGCGGATGAGGTGGCTGATGGGGCAAATCTCATTGATCCAATCGGCCATGCCCTTGACGCTGGACACTTTCAACGCAGCCTCGGCGAAGGTGTGGAAGTGGTCGCCATCCTTGTCGGTCCAGATGTGCGAGCACGTGGCTGTGAACGGCTCCACGTTGAAGTCGACACTGAAGTAGTGGTAATCCGATGGCCTGCGCTGCGCCTTGCCCACGTGCTTGCTACTGTCGAAGGCAAAAGCGAATGGGCGCTGCACTTCCTTGGTCGCAGCCCAATCGCCATGCAGCAGCCTCGCGCGGTCGTACGGGTCAAGGTGTGCAAGAGTGCGTGCATAGCCCTCACGGATGGCGGCGTCTGGGTTGTCGGCCACAGTAAATAGCACACGCTTGCGGTGTGGGGGTAAATCGATGAACCTGTTGTCGCGGTCCATCACAAATGTGTACTTGATCCAAGAGTCACCAGGGTTGCCGGTGTACAACAGGGCAGGCGTGCATTTGCCACCGTGTTTGTAGCGCAGACGTGATAGCAACACCTGACAAGCCCGCGCCTGCACCTCCGGCGCTTCATCCACGAAGGCATCGGTGTACTCCGTCGATCCGAAGCGGTCGTAGTTCGGGTCGCTCGGCTGGTAGGCCATGTGGCGGAAGTGCTGCTCACTTCCGTTGATGAACCGCAGCGTGTGCTCCTGTGCGTTGTACGCCCATGCCTCACCAGCCTTCAGCCCCATCCGGTCAAGGATGCTGAAGTAGGTGTTCATGGTGCTATCACGTAGCGCGGTGAAGTTCTCCCGACCGATGAAGCCACGGGTGCCTGGGTAGTCAACGCGGCGGCGTATCTGCCACACGCACCCAAGCCACGACTTGCCACCACCGGCACCACCGCCCGCGAACACCTCCAGCACCTCGGGCTGCTCCAGGTGGTGCCATGCATTGGCCTGCTTTTGCGAAAGCCTAATCTCCGGCGCTGTCATACGGCGGCACGACGATGGTGCATGGGGGAATGCCCTTGCCGTTAGAGGTCACATCAACCCTATCGCCCCACCGCCTTGGGTTCCACTTGGCCAGCAGCTTCAGCCTGTACTCCGCACGCAGCTTTCGGTTGGCCACATCCCCGCCGTCGATAGATGAGCCGTGCTGTGTCTGCACGCGCTCAGGCGGCGTGTCGATGATCTCAAGCACCTGAGCAGCAATGGCGTCCTCCCCGTCCTCTCTAGCTCGCGCGATGGCCAAAGAAACGGCTTCGTTAGCGTTCATCCAGTTGCGCACGGTCTCGGCGTTGGGCATACCTTCCTCGCGGCATATCTGAGCGAGGGGGATGCCCTTGGACAGCTTGGCACAGATGTCCTCAACGAGTTCTGGGCTGTACTTCGATGGCCTACCCATGGCGTTCAGCTTTACGTGATGGTTCTTCGCTTTGCCTTATAGTCTCCCATTGCACGCACCTCCCCCCGGCGTGAAAGTGTCCGGCGTAGTTGAGGTCATCCCTCAAACGCTCGCGTTCCAAGCGTTTGACCAAAGCTTCGGCGACTTGCCTGCGCTCCGTATACACTCGGAACCTCCCTATTTCTATGTGCTGTTTCATTCTTTGAGGAATAGACTGACCACCTCTACATACTACTCCTTTTGTAGTACATACAGGACACACTTCCGCGCAAAGATATACTAAAAGGAGAAGTACATCCAAGAACTTTGATAGCCGAACTCTCCGCTGGTGCTTATGGTCCATACCCGCCACCTACCGGCGTTAATGACGCCCGATGGCAGCGGCACGATGGCCGTGGTGTCGGTGGTGGTGGTCGAGGACCAGAAAGTGTAGGCTCCTGGGATAGTGATCACATCGCGCTGGTACTCGATGCGATAGCGGTCTGCTCCCAGCACCTTGGACCACCGAAAGGTGATAGGTGCGCGGGGGATGGTGCCTTGCGGGGTGTACTGGATTGGCACGGCGGATGGGTCAAATGGGATGACCACTGGTGGAGGCCCTCCACCTGTTGATGGTGGGCGCGGGTTTTCCTTGGCGCACGAGGCGAGGAGGATGATGAGGAGGTACTTTATTGAGGTGTGCATAGGATGTCGAACTGTGGGCCGGTCATGGGTTGGCCCTTGTGGATGTTGCGGATGGTGTAGCCCAAAGATACCACCATGTCCATGAGTTGCTGGCCGGTGCTTCCTTGGCGGTTGAGCGCCTCCTCGTTCACCTCGATGAGCATTACCGGGCGGCATCGGTTGATGGTCTGGATGGCACCTTGCAGGGCTTTCAGCTCAAAGCCTTCGATATCCAACTTCAGAAAGTCGAGGCGTGTAAGGTTCATCCCATCGATGGTGAGCAGGTGCACTGCATCGCCAGGTTCAAGGTAGGACGCTCCAGCGTTAGGCGAGTAGGTGCTGGATGCTGTGCCGTGGTTGTTGGATAGCCCGGCGCGGAAGCATATGACAGGCATCCCGTCCGTGTTGTGCATGAGGCATTTGAACGGCAGCTCGTTGGGCTCGTAGGCGTAGACATTGCCAATGGGCCCCACGCACTTAGCGTAGAACACCGTGTGATCACCGATGAATGCACCGCCATCAATGACCACTCCGCCTTCGGGGATGTACTGCTTGAGCAATGGCAGCACGTTCTGATCATGGTCAAGGCGTCCGGCCTCGATAGCCCACTTGCTAATGTGGGTGTCGCCCTCAATGGTAGCAATGATCTTGCCGCTGGGCAGTGTGGTGTACTTGATCATATCTTGTCAAGTTCTGCTTGTACTTCAGGTGTGATGCCTCCCCATGACCAGAACTGCCGGACCTTGTTTGGTGGCGGCTCATAGTAGTCTGTGTTGAGGAAGGCGTACTCATTGGCCCTGAAGCGATGCGCAAAGGCGCCGATGGCGTTAAACTCGCTGAAGCGGCCACGCTCGGCCATGTGCTCAGCGATGGACTTGCCCACCGTGCGAGGAATGTAGCAGCACGCGGAGAGCAATGTTTCGCGGTGGTATAGCAGCGGCAAACGCCTCATGTATTCAAGCGGGACGCTGAACCCCATGGCGACCTCTGTTGGCTCCCGCCACATCTGTGCATCCCCCACCCTCTCGTATGGTGTGCAGTAGATGATGGGCTTTCCGTTGATGGTATACTCATCCAATATGTTGATCGGCTCTGTGGCCACTGTGTCGCTATCCCAGAATAGCACCGCATCGGCATCGGTGTAGAGCCATGCATGCATCTTAGTGAGCTGCTGGCCAAGGTATCCATCGCTCATGTCAGGCACCTCAATGACGGTCTCGGCGGTCAGGTGGCTTAGTAGGTGGCCTTGGCCTACCGGGATGGTCACAATGATGCGGCGATGGCCGGTGACGTGCTTATGGATGGAGCGCAAGGCATGCGCAAGCCAAGGCAGGTCTTTGTGATAGGTGCGGATGAAGATGTCAACGAGCATGGCGGGTGATGATCTTGTGGATGTGTGCAGTAAGGGCCGACGATGACATGGTGTGGTTGGTGTTGGTGATGAACTTGAAGTGGGCGGTCATGCGGTCCCAGTCCTTTGCATTGTACTGGATTGGGTGCTTGCGGTGTGCGATGGTGCGGTCAGCAACACGGCGCAATGGCACTCCGGCCATGATGAGCACGTAGGGCAGAAAGTAGTCCCACCACGTATGCCCCAGGACGAAGAGGGATGGCGGGATGTGGTGGAAGAACTTGCGGTGAATGATGAAGAGGTCGAAGCCATAGTCATAGGTGCGGCCCTTGGTGAGGTCGCCGTCATGGTCGAAGCGGTTGCCGATGTAAATGGCGCTCTCCGCATCGGCGATGCAGGGGTTAAGGTCGCCGACCAACTCGATGTCGCTGTTGGTGATCACCGCCACGTCGGCATCGCATGAGCGCAGCACATCATCGAGCAGCACGTATGGCCTGCCGTAGATAGCCAAGGTGCTGCGTGCATCCTTGCGCCTGACGCCATCTGGCACGGTGATCACCTCGTCGGCGCAGTTGACGGTAGCGTAAGGATGTCCAGCGCTCATCCATGACAGCGCGGCACGCTCCTGCTGCCCATCTATGGGGTGGTGCGGCGCGATGGATGTCAGCACTTCGTGGGTCATGCGTCAAGGTTAGGGAGTAGACCACAGATGGCATCGTTGAACTTGTCAGGATCGAC